GAGAGGAGTATAACATGTCATATTTTAAAGGAGGTATTAAGAAGTATAACAATATAAAAAAGATGTCAAATATACCAGTTAAAATGCTTTTAAATGATGAAGTAATCAATACTCTTGAGAAGTTAGATTTAGTTACAATAGTACATAAAGGAACTATTCTTTTAGATTATATTAAGAATTGTAAACAAGAAGGAGATGTTGCCTTTTCTATAAGTGATTTTGATAATATTGGTTATTATTTGGATTATTACAATGGAGAAAATAGTGTGATAAGATGTGAAAATGAAGGATGCGAAAAATTGGTTAAGAAAACAGGCAAAAATCAAAAATATTGTAAAGATTGTTGGAAAGAAATATGGAGAAATTATAATGCTAATAAACAAAAAGAATATAGAAATAAGTAAATGTGTATGTTTTTGAAAATCCTGAAACCGTTGCTACAGTAAGGTTTTAAAGATTTTTTGGTTTCTTTAACTAATGATATATAAGCAAATGCAATTATATCAATACTTTTAGAAGTATGTGGTCGGTCATACTTCTATCGCTTATGTATTAATATTAAAACAAAAACAATCCAACCAAAGGAGCATTAATAACAGCAAATTGAAAATAATAACAAAATCAGAAATGGACTATCTAATTTCTTCAGGTATAATTAAATTAATAAAATCAGGAAGTTCTGCTGATTATGGAGATAATTTAGTTGTCCGTGGTAAACAACATAGAAGTAATGATAAAACAAGATTTACAACCAACGAAAAATATAACTCTATGATTAAGTCTAAGACATTAGATAAATTAAAAAAGATGTTAGATCATGAACAGTTGAAAGAAATATTAAAAGAATCAACTATTACTGAATTGATTAATTTATCTAGAGAACTAGAAAAACAGAATCTTGATTTATTGGGAATAAAATTTAATCAGAGATATTTGTTTGATTAAAATTAGAAATAAATTACAAAGGAATGATCGCATGATATCTAGTGATATCTATGGCTAAGAAAAAAACAAAAATTAAAATTAGTTTTGTCGGTAACAATTCATGTGATGTCACAGGATCAATGGTATTAATTGAAACAGAATACAAAAATATTCTATTGGAATGCGGAATGGTTCAAAGTTTTAGTTCTATAGTTGATTATAAGGAGAATGCAAAATCATTTCCATTTAAACCAAAAAATATAGATTACGTATTTTTAGGTCATGCTCACATAGATCATATTGGACGATTGCCTAAATTAGTCAAAGATGGTTTTAGTGGTAAAATAATAGCAACTGAAATTACTGCAAAATTATTAAAGCCAATGCTTACTGATTCAGCAAATATTATTCGTAAAGATGCTGAATATATTTCAAAAAAAAGAGGTGCAATTTTTGAACCATTCTATAATGCAGATGATATAAAAAATACATTAGATTTAACATATGAATATGATTATGGTGTCGTATATGAACTAGATGAAAATGTAAGCTTTAAATTATTACATAATTCACATTTAATAGGGGCTTGCCAGATAGAATTATTTCTTAAAACAAGTACAGGACATATTGAAAAAATACTATACACTTCTGATTTAAAGGGGTTACAGAATAAAAATCATTATGTAGAAGATACTCAATTTTGTACAAAAGCAAGTGTAGTAATAAGTGAATGTACATATGGTGCAATTGGTAAAAATAATACAGAAAACAGAAATAAAGATTTGGAAAAAATTAAAACAGTTGTAAACCAAGTATGTTTAATGGATAAAGGTAATTTATTAATTCCAGTATTCTCTTTATCTAGAGCACAAGAAATATTAACAAATCTATATAACTTGTTTGGAGAAGATAAAAGCTTCAAGATACCTATTGTACTAGATAGTCCCTTAATTTGGGAAATAACAAAAACATATAAAGACGCTCTCAAAGGTGAACATAAAGAATTATTTGAAAAAGTATGCTCATGGGAAAATGTCAGATTTATTAAAGACTATAACGAAAGTAAAATATGTATGAGAGATGATAGTCCTAAGATTGTGCTTAGTAGTAGTGGATTTTTGCATAAAGGCAGATCAATTCAATATTTAAAAGAATATATTTCTAGCATAAAAAATCATATACTCTTTGTCGGCTACTCTCCACCTAATAGTATTGCTTCTAAGATTAAGTTGGGTAAAAAGAATATTACTATTGATGGGATGAGCTATAAAAATCGTTGTGGAATTACTATTTTAAATAGTTTTTCGTCACATATACAAAGGGAGGAATTATTAAATTATTTAAAGAATATTAATTGTGATAAGATTTATCTCGTTCATGGAGCTATGAATGGAAAATTAGAATTTCAACAATCTTTAGAAGATGAATTGTCTAAACTCGATAAAACTACTAGAGTAATATGTACAAATAAAGATACAACTTGTAATCTTTAACAATAATAAATAAATAAATAAATAAAACACGGGTCTGGTACAAAGTACGCAGATACTATTGAAGAATAAAAAGGGGATAATAATTTTGAATAAAATGGAATTAATTTCGGCAGTAGCAATTAAAGGTGAAATGTCCAAAAAATCAGCAGAGCAAGCAATTGATGCAGTATTTAATGTAATTAAGGATGCTGTAGTTGATGGAGATAAAGTTCAAATCGTTAATTTTGGTGCATTTGAAAAGAAAGCAACAAAAGGTGCGGAAGGTACAATTCAATTTGGAGAACGTAAAGGACAAAAATGGGTTTCTGAAAACTCTTTCAGAGTAAGTTTTAAAGCAGGGAAAGGTTTCTCTGATGCTGTGAAGGTAGTTAAGTAAAATATAAAATACTAGGGGGATTTACTATTAATATCTTATTTTACTGTTACTCTCCTATTTTAAAAAGAGCGTTGCTATACAATGGTTTTAGATATTTGCATACTGGTATCAATAATAAAACAAATAAAAGCTTTTGGGTATTTGAAAATAATTCAGATTTAGATGATTATTTTCATAATAGATATCAGATTGAAAGAGATAATTTTCAATAATTATCTCTTTTGTATTTACTTTAAAATACTTTACTATAAAGGAGATGTTTATTTATGAAAAAAAGATTAACCTATGAGTATGTAAGAGATCACCTTTTAAAATTGGGTTATAGATTATTAAGTAAAAGGTATAACAATAATCATGAAAAATTAGTATTAATAGATAGTGAAGGTTACTGTTATTATGTAATATATAATAGTATTACAAGTGGTAAAACTCCTCCAAGGTTTCAAAAATCAAATCCGTATACTATAAGGAATATAAAACTTTGGTTGAAATTAAATAATATTGAACTAGAATTAATCAGTAAAATATATTATGGTAGTGATAAACATTTATTGTTAAAAACAAAAGATGGTTATTATTGTCAGGCTACATGGGATAGTTTAAAACAAAAAGATGTAACTGAAATATTTCATTATAAAAATCCTTATACAATTAAAAATATAAGATTATGGATTACAATTAATAATATAATTTCATTTGAATTAGTAAGTAATACATATGAAAAGTCTAGTAAAAAACTTATATGGAAATGTTTAAAAGAAGAATGTGGGGAATATTTTGAAACAAATTGGAATTCTATTCAACAAGGAGGAGGTTGTCCTTATTGTTCAGGAAACCAAGTATGTTTATCTAATTGCCTAGCGACTAAAAATCAAAAACTAGCATCAGAGTGGCATCCGACTTTAAATGGGGATTTAACACCTTATGATGTAACTTGTGGAAGTGGCAAAGGGGTATGGTGGCTATGTGATAAAAATACAAAGCATGAATGGGAAGCAGTTATTGGGAGTAGAACAAATGTAAATTGTGGTTGTCCCTATTGTGCTGGCATATTACCGTCAGAAGACTATAATTTATTAATAATTAATCCTAATTTATGCAAAGAATGGAATTATGTTAAAAATACTAAACTTCCTGAAGAATATTGCCCCAATAGTCGAGATAAAGTTTGGTGGAAATGTATTAATCCAAAATGTAATAATGAATGGAAAGTTTCCATAGATAGTAGAAGTGGAACGATTAACAAAGCAGGAACTGGATGTCCAGAATGCAGTAAGTCTCACGGGGAGAAAAGAATATCACAGCATTTTAAATCTTTAAATATAATATATGAACCACAAAAAGAATTTGAAGGATTAACCGGTTTGGGTGGAGGTTTACTATCTTATGACCAGTATTTGCCAAATCATAATATTCTTGTAGAGTTTCAAGGAGAGCAACATGAAAAATTTACTCCTTGGTTTCATAAAACTATTGAGGATTTTGAAAAACAAGTCGAACATGATAGACGTAAAAGAGAGTATGCAAAAGATCATAATATTCAATTTCTAGAAATTTGGTATTGGGATGAAAATAATATTGAGTGCATATTAGATAATATCTTATTAATAAAATAAAAATAAAAGGTGGAATAAATAAAACAATGGCAAAATCCAAACTGACCGAAACAAAGAAAATTACTCATAAACTTGCATCTGAAGGTGAATTAACAATTGATGAAGGTATTGCAGTAATAGCGATCCCAGATGAAGGCGTTAAGAATTTAATTGAGTTATTGAAAAATTTCTCAGGAAAATATGTTAAATTTTCTTTTACAGAAGAGGAAATTGAGGATGTAATCGAAGAGGATGCTGAAGATCAGGAAGAAGAGTAATTCATTATAATTTATAAGAAAAAACATAATAAGCATAGTTTTTGCTAGGCGAAATTTTAATATTGATTAATATTATTAAGACGCTTAAGATTTTTAAGTGCTTATATTTAGATGAGGCGGTTTGCCAAAATCATTAGGGAAAATGTAGCAAATAGAATTCTATTTTATTAGATGTTGCAAGTGTAAACAAAGCATTTGGACAGTGGGTGCTACACAGTCTTCTTTGATTTGGGTTTTGGGAAGACAAAATTCCCCTCATCACTCATTGTTTGTTCTCTATGGCGTTAATCACAGTTTATTTAAACTTAGTGATAGAGACAAATGGCATACTGCAATGAGATTGATGAAATTAGAGTATGCCAAAAGAGAGAAGGAACTGTATAGGGGTATCGGTTTCCTTCATGATATGGATACATTGAAGAATTACTAAAGTTATGACTCAATGTTGAAATAGTAGGAGAACTACTAAAAGTTATTTTCCTGCAAGAATTCAAATAAGGCAACTGCAATTAATTTAGTGGTTTCCTTCATATCAGATAGGATGGTAATGATGTTGTAAAGACTAAATCCATCTATCATTTCAAAAAGGTGAGCAAATGACTGTCTCCCCTTACTATCTAAAGTGGAAGTAGTTTCGTAAACTGACTTCATCGAGGTATTTATTTCATGGTAAATATCCTCTAATAATACTGATTAGTCCTTTATGGACTTCACGTTAACTACGTGGTAACTGATTTGGCATTACGCCAGTGGTTTGCTTATTTATCCATTTAAAAAATGAGCATATTATACTAAATAGGTTTTGCCGTATAACCTAGATAAAAACGGCATTAACAATCCAAGAAAAACTGTATTTGATAGGAATTCTTATGGATGGGTGATCGAGTGGTTTATGATGATAGTCTTGAAAACTATTGGGTGTAAAAGCTCCGTGGGTTCGAATCCCACCCCATCTTCCAAAATTATTATACGTAAGGATAGTTGTCAGAGTGGTCTATTGAGATTGTTTGCTAAACAATTGAACTTCGGTTCCACAAGTTCGAATCTTGTACTATCCTCCATATTCTCTATTATTAAGGAGATGAAATTTATCAATGGAAAATACTATATGTCCTAAGTGCGGAGAAAATAAGTATTATTGGAAATATGTTAATTTTAAAGAAATATTATTATGTGGTAAATGTGGATATTTTGACTATTTTATTTGTGAAGATGAGTTGGGGTTAGTGGATTTAGATTATAAGGGATAGAGAACCAAACGGGAGCAAGAGTATCGGATGAAGCGTCATCCTCTTCTAAACATTTCGCTGACGCTCAATGTTTAGGATTTGATTATTTAATTTATTTGATGATGAAAGGTGATAAAATAATGAATATTTTTGAAACAAAAGATTTCTACTTAGCAGCTTTATTTGTTAGTTACAAATTTCAATTAGTTGGTTCAGAAAAAAAAGAAGAAAGTGTTTATTTTAAAATTGATAACAATAAACCTGAATTATTTAAGAAACTTATTAATGATTTTTTGAATTATAATGCTATGGTTAATTTAAACAAATTAACTAAAGCAACATCCCTATTAAGAAGGGAATTAGACAAACATAAAATTGTAAAATAATTTTAAATTTAAAGGAGGCATTTAATTATGCAAGTAAATTTTAGATATAGTGATACAAATTTTATATCTTATCTTATTACATTAGGATATAAATATAATAACATTGAAATTACAAAAGATAAAGATTATGGAATTAAAGTTTTTGTTCATTTTACTGGAGAAAAAGAAGAATTGATTAATCTTTATAACAATTTTATAAATGATAATGCAAATATAAATGTTTTATCTTTCTCAAAAAACAGAAAACAAATCTCAAAAACCATTAGAGCAGAAATAGCGAAGTATGAGGCAACCCAACTTGAGAAGAACGAGGTTACGGGTAATAACTAAGAAGGACAAAACTCAGAAAATGTTGATATGACTTAATTTTAAAATAAAAATATGCAATATTAGGTATCAATTCGGCATCTACATACCGACTTGCTGAAAAGCTTGCTGTGTAGGTGTTTTTAGTGATTCTATAAAGGAGGGCATTTAAATATGTCAGAAATGAAAGACTTTGTTAATGAGATAAACAGCGAATTTGTAAATATGGTAGGTGGGTCTTACGCATCAATAAAAACTGGTGAAATATTTACACAAAAAGAATTAGATAAACTTGTAAAAAGTAAAGTTGAAGCATTTAATATTGAAAGATTTAAAGAATCCGTTGCTTGCGGAGTGCCACTTGATCAAATTCTAATGAAGAAGAAACCACCTAAGAAAGAGACAAAAACAACATATGAAGGCGGAGATTTTAATATTGTATATCGTTCTAGATTAGAGGAGTTGATAGGTATGCAATTAGAAGTAAATGAAAAGCTCGTATATTACGTATTAAGAGATTTTACAGTATTCCCTTCTAACTCTATTATGATAAATGATAAAGTTCCAACATTTGAAGAATTAGAACCTATTCTTGGATTAAAAGAAAGAACAATTAGGAAAGCAGTTAAAGCTCTTGAATTAAAGGGATTATTTAAATTAAAGCAGTCTGGTCATAAGAAAGTAATTTATGTGAATCCAGAATATTATGCTACGGGTAAGAATTTAGATATAGATACGGTAAAGATGTTTGATTTAATGTAATAAAATAAATAAAAGGTGGTATCATTTCTTATTGGATAAAACATTACTTGAAATATGTTACAAGAAATATAATAAAGAAACAAATTTAACTTGGGATGATATTGCTAGACAGTTTTTAACAAACTCAACTGGTGAAGCAATTCGCAGTAAATTCAAGAAATATCGCAAAGCAAATGGAACTCTGAAAGCAAAAGATATTATTAATGGTATGATTATTGATAATGGTGATAAAGAATTAATTATTCCTGCTCCATCTACTCCTAATTATAAAGAATCGGTAGAAATTAAGCAAGATAAATCTCAAATTTCTGATAAAGTTATTTCATTATCTGATGAAGAATTAAAAGATGTAAATTTTATTCTTAAATCACATAATTATAATCCTGAAGCATGGGAGTTAATTTCTGCTAAACATAGTATTTGGAATGTTAATACTAAGGTAGATGGGGTTAAGAAATTATTTTCTAGTAAGATTAGTGTAAAGCCTTATGTCAAATCATTTGATACTAATTGGATTAAATCTGCTTTAGAAGACTTAGATTTAGACAGTCCAGTAATAGAGCAAAAACCTTATCATATCAAAGGTAAAACTTTGGAAATTAATTTAGCAGATGTTCATATTGATAAACTTTGTTGTATTGATGAAACTAGGAATGAATATTCTACAGAAATTGGTGTACAAAGATTATGGCAAGTAATTAATGATATTGTTGAGAAGGTAAAATTCTATAATATTAAGAAAATAATATTTCCATTTGGTCAAGATGTAGCAAATATCGACAATATTTTTAATTCCACAACAAAAAATACGCCACAAGATACAGACGTAAAATATGACGTAATGTATAAATTATTACTCAAAAATATAATTCAGATTATACATAAATTATCTGATATTGCTCCTGTTTTAGTGATATATGTTGGTGGCAATCATGATAAAATTACCTCTTTTACAATGACTGAAGCAATGTATTGGCATTTTTTAAACAATGATAATGTAGAAGTTGATTCTGTATTTAATAATCGCAAATACATAATGATAGGAAAAAACTTATTAGGTTTCGCACACGGGGCTGACGAGCGAAAAAATATAGTTTATTGTATGCAAAATGATGTTCCTGAATTATGGGGAAAAGCAAAATATAGAGAATTTCATTTATCTCATTTTCATAAAGAAAAAATGGTTGATGAGCAAAATGGAATTATCTTTAGATGGATTAGCGCAATAAGTGGCACAGATGCTTGGACTTATAATAGTGGATATTTAGGTGTTCAAAAGAAAGCACAGTCATTTTTATGGGATGACGAATGTGGTTTGGAAATGATTATTAATAGTTATGTTTAGTAATAAATAACAATAAGAAAGATTTATGAGGATAATTTATGGAATTTAGCAAAATCAAGTTCAAAGAGATTATCAATGAAACAACAAATCAAACTTCATACCAAATCAACGATAAATTTGTATCAAAAGAAGTATATGATTCAATGGAACAAGATGACTCATTATTTGTACTTCCTCCACTACCAAAAATGAACGGAAGCCCTGAAAATAAATCCAATGTTATTGATATTAACAAAAATAGAGACAATAATGATTCTGAATTCTGTCAATGTGAAGAATGTCAAGAATTACTTCAAATTATTGGTGATATTAGAGAAATGGATGACTTTGAAGCTCTAGAAGGATTACAAAATTACATTGAATCTATAAAAATAAAAGCCCATTTAGAAACAGCATCTCAAATATATAATGAGATTGGAAATAATATGATAAAGGTTTCAGGAAAATTAGAAGATCAATTAGATGAGTTTTTGAGTCAGTTTGAAGTTGTGGAAGAGTAAAATACAATTATTTAAATAACAGTAACAAAATAAAATATAAAGGCAGGAATACACAAAATGGCAAATAAATTAACTCTCACAGATATTGATAATATTTTAGACAAACACATCGAAACTTCTATAGATTTTCTCATGGTTGTTGATCATGGCCTTGCATCTTATATTTCAGAATATTTAGGAGAAACGTATGATATTATTGATGATACTAATGATTTAAGTCCTTACACAAAGGAATATTATATTTCCATGCTATTCGATGATGAAGAAATTCAAATGTTTTGTGAAACAGCTAGAGCAAATGATGGTGATTATAAGTATTCTGATTTCTTCGAATCATATGGCGATTATTATATTTTCACAGATATGGATAGGGAAACAGTAGATAAAACATTAGTTGGAAATTCTAGTTGGTCATTTTGTGAATTGGTTGAGGATAAAGATAATAGTAATGACAGTCAATATGATGTAAGTCCTGAATGTTCTAATTGCGATGGGTGTGATGAGCATTGTGGTAGAGGGAATCATGATGAGGAATATATTGATAAAAATTATGAATGTGAGGATAATGAATTGGAAGAACAATGTGAATGTCCTATATGTCAAGCAGAACAAGAAGTTAAGGAATTGGATTGTTTCTGTGAAGAATGTTCAGAAGATTATATGAAAGAATTTATCAATGAGTGTTTAGAATATGTTTTTAATGGTTGTCAAGAATGTGCTATTGAAAGCGTTGTAAAATTAGCATTTAAGTGTAAAGAATTAGGAATAGAAAGTGCTAAACAGGATATGATAGAATTTTTAGAGGGTTAGATTTTGGTTAATAAAAACTAAATATTTTGCTATAGATAGTGTCTATCCATTTACTTTATTAGTAGTATGGATAGATATTTTTGTGTAACAAAATAAGTTATGCAGTAAACAGGATAGAGAGTGCAACTCGACAAGATACAATCCTTAGTATCTTCCTGTTTATTATACTTTTAAGGAAACCAATAAAAATATTGAAGGAGATGTTTGAGAAATGGAAGAAGTTAAGGTTTTAGATCCTTATGGATTTATCTACATTACAACAAATATGATTAATGGGAAGAAATATATAGGACAGAAAATGTTTAATAAAAATTGGCAATATTATTTAGGTAGTGGAACATCTATAAAGAGAGCTATAAGTAAATACGGGAGACAAAATTTTAGTAGGGAAATAATTTCAATTGCATATTCTAAAGAAGAATTAAATGAATTAGAAATTCAATTAATTGAATTACATGATGCGGTAATAAGTAATAATTATTACAATATAGTTGGTGGCGGTGGCTCTAATGCTGGATTTACATTTTCAGAAGAATCTAGAAATAAATTAAGCAATTCTCTAAAAGGAACTTTAAAATCTAATGAAACAAAACTTAAAATGAGCCAATCTCATAAAGGTGAAAAGAGTTATATGTTTGGTAATAAAAAGTCGAAAGAAACTAGGCAAAAAATAAGTAACGCAAAAAAAGGTGAAAATAATTATAACTACGGTAAGAAATTTTCTGAAGAATATAGAAAAAAATTATCTGATGCACGAATTTCTTTAAACAAAAAACAGTTAATAGAAATTCGTGAAAAATATCTTACAGGAAAATATACTCAAAAACAATTAATGTATGAGTATGATGTTTCAAGGTCAGTAATTAGCAATGTTATTAATTTTAAAGGTGTATACACGGATATAATTGTTTAATAGAATTTTAACTCAGATTGAGAACATCAGATAATTTTGATGTTCTTTTTTGTGCGTTAAAACACAAACAAAGATAGATTGGGACTAATTACCCCAATTGAAAGAATGGGTTCCTTATGCCCATTTTTCTTTGTTCTATAAAAATAAGGAAATACACTAATAAGGAGTGAAGA